GTTGGATACACCGGCTATGGTTTATGAAAATCATAGTCAGGATACCCGCTATGTGGGGCCTTTGGAGGTTGCTCCTACAGTTGCCGCCACCTATGGTACCGGCGGGAACAATCAGCCTTTCGTGATCCGCGAGGAAGAAATCACCCCCATGGCATTTGGCATCTGCTCCAAAGACAGCAATGCCATGAAGTCGGATAATCCCAAGACCGGCTTTTATGAGGCTACTACAACCCGCACCCTGGATGGCAATGGCGGCAACCCCACCTGCAATCAGGGTGGCGTGGCCATTGTGGAGAATAAGACCTGGTGTGCCAGTAAGGCATCCTTTTTTATGAAGGCTGACGAGGAAATCGCTGCTACGCTGTGCGCTTCCGACTATAAAGATCCTCCGCTGATCAACGGTAACGGCACCCCGGAATATTCCGTGCGGCGACTCACACCCACTGAGTGTGCCAGGTTGATGGGATTCCCGGACTGGTGGTGTTCTAATCTGGAAACAGCAGAACCAACTGAGGAGGATCTGCGTTTCTGGACGGAGGTGTTTGAAACCCACCGCAGAATCGTCAGCGGTGCCGAGAAACCGAAATCCGAAAAGCAGATCATCAAATGGCTGCGTGATCCCCATTCGGATGCGGCTGAATACAAAATGTGGGGCAACGGTGTCGCTCTTCCCTGTGTCGCTTTTGTCCTATCCGGCATTGTGTGGTCTACACAATACGGACAGAACTAATTCTACATTCTCTGGCTGAGAAACAAGTTGCTATTTAGGCCATTCAGAGCGAATATGTGTACTACCCAAAGGGGAAAACACATTTTTGGAGGATAAAAAACATGGCAAAGAAAGGCTTAAACGCAATCACCCCCACCACCTACAAGCTTTGGAACAAGGTTATCGAGAAGTACGGTAGCCACTCCTACACCCTGGGCGTGAACGGCCTCGACCAGGTGGTCCTTTCCAAGGGCTACATGGAGGACATCGCCCTGGGCACCAAGGCGGTCAACGCAAAGTGCAGAGAACTGCTGAAGGACTAAGGAGGTGGGGATTATGAAAATCAGCATCAATGCCCAGGGCGCAGAACGGAAACGCCTGGTAAAAACCATCTCTGACTGGACTGGCTACGAGGCCCGGTACTGTGGTGCCCCCACCTTCAGTTATGATGTCGGCGGCATTACCATCGACAAGGATGCCGGGGTTGACTTCGGCGGTGTACTGCCCGACGAGGCAATCGACCGGCTCCTGCAGCACATTTGCGAAGAAGGATTCGATGTGATGCAGTTCTTCACCGATGCCGACAAGCAGGAAGATGATCCTGCGGTCACCATTTCCATGCCCAGGGATTTGTTCACCGACGAGGCGATTACCAATTTGTACAGCATTTTGGTAGCGAAGAAAACCCTGATCTGTAAGGCCCTTGGCTGCAACAGCCTTCCGGTGACTGTCACCGAGGCAAAGGTTTCCTTTCCCTGGTTTGATGAGATCCCGGCCCCGGAAGAACTGAAAGCCTACGAAACCTTCATCTGCAAGGTGTGCGATATGGCCCGGAACCAGAAGCGGATCAATGCCAAGGAGAAGCCTGCAGACAATGAAAAGTATGCATTCCGGTGCTTCCTTCTGCGGCTTGGATTCATTGGGGATGAATACAAGGCTGCCCGGAAAATCCTTCTGCGGAACTTTTCCGGCAGTTCCGCTTTTAAGAGTGGTCAGCGGAAGGAGGCAGAATGATGTTTGGAATCAGAAAAGAAACCCTTCAGCGGCTGCGTGAACAGTATCCTGCCGGAACCCGTGTGGAGTTGGTACGGATGGACGATCCCTACAATACCCAGCTCCACCCCGGTTGCCGGGGAACCGTGATGTCGGTGGATTCCATTGGCACGATCCATGTGCAATGGGACTGCGGCAGCAGCTTGGGTATTGTGTATGGCGAGGATATTTGTAGGAAGGTGGATTCCGAGTGACCGATGACATTCTGGATCGGCTGTTCTACGGCCAAGTCAGCCCGTTTGATGACTCCGTCGAGGACATTGAGACCTTCCGGGAACTGAATCATGAACTAAGCACTATCTGGGCAGAAGTTCAAAAGCAAGCATCGCCAAACCTCATGGAACTGTTGGATCGATACAAGGTCTACCGGGCGGATCTCGAAATGCTCACTCAGTTGGATCGGTTCAAGGTTGGTTTCCGACTCGGTGTACAGCTTATGAGCGCCGCCACCGGATCAAAGGAAATTCTCAAATAAAGTACACTCCAGAGAAGTATAAATACCACATATTTTTCCTCAAATCATTGTGTACTAATGTGAGTTGCTATTACTGCAAAGTAGAGGTAATATCACAACACCCAAAGGAAAATACACACTTTTATGGAGGAAAAAATCATGAAAAACACCTGGAACCTGAGAGAAGAATTCAAGCTGATCGACCGCATTGCCATCACCCGCGAGACCTTTGAAAGCAGCTTTTTCAAGACCAAGGAGCGGATCACCTTCACCTTCAACGGTTGGGATGGAAAATCCTATGACGGTGAAAGCCGCAATGCTTATGTTTACCGCACCAACGTTCCCGGTTACGAGGATGCCCGGTTCATCAAGGTCGGCAAGGGACTGCATTACATCGAAGATGACCACGAAGTCATCGAGAAGGCTACCGGCATTGCCCACAAGGCAGCAAGCTGGCTGGTCGATGTTCGGAAGGCATAAGGAGGCAGCAACATGAAAAACACAGGCATTAAGAAAACCGCAGAATATACCGTGAACACCACAGCCTGCTACCGGCTGCCGAACATGACTACCATGGAGCGCCTTTCCTGCATAGTCACATCCGGCGAGGGTGCGGTTCTGAAGTTGGGCGATAAGGTTTTGGTTACGGACATTGCCTGGAAGGGCTTCATCGCAGCAGTTTATGAGTTCATCGAGACCCCCGAAGAAACCGGGTACGGCTACATTGAGTGCCGGCTGAATCTGATCGCCATGAGCGGAGACCTTTTTGAGGACGGTGGCCACGCCATTGCCTGGGCGATGAATAACTAATCGTTTCTACAGCAGGAATTGAGCCGGAGGGCTCTTTTCCTCGTATATGCAGTCGACACCGATTGGTGCCGGCTATTTTTATGCTCATATTTGGAGGTGACCGCATATCCGAAAGCTGAAAAAGTATAAGCCTACCAGATTCCTGGCAAAAGGCTCCTACTACGATAAAGATGCTGCCGATTATGCGGTGGCCTTTATTGAAAGCCTGTGCCATACAAAAGGCACCTGGGCCAGAAAGCCTTTTGAACTGATCGACTGGCAGGAACAGATCATCCGGGACATCTTCGGAACCATGAAACCCAATGGCTATCGGCAGTTCAATACCGCATATATCGAGATCCCCAAAAAACAGGGCAAATCAGAGCTGGCTGCTGCGGTAGCCTTGCTTCTCACCTGTGGCGACAACGAGGAGCGTGCAGAGGTCTACGGTTGTGCCGCAGATCGGCAGCAGGCATCCATCGTGTTCAATGTGGCGGCAGACATGGTTCGTATGTGTCCTGCCCTGAGTAAGCGCGTCAAAATCCTGGATTCCCAGAAGCGGCTCATTTATCAGCCAACGGGAAGTGTCTACCAGGTGCTATCCGCCGATGTTGGCAACAAACATGGCTTTAATACCCACGGGGTGGTCTTTGATGAGTTACACACCCAGCCGAACAGAAAACTGTTTGATGTCATGACCAAAGGCTCCGGTGATGCCCGTATGCAGCCGCTGTACTTCCTCATCACCACTGCCGGCAATGATCAGAAATCCATTTGCTATGAGATTCATCAGAAAGCAAAGGATCTGATTGAGGGTCGGAAGATCGACCATACCTTTTATCCGGTGATCTACGGTGCCGATGAGGCAGATGACTGGACAGATCCCAAGACCTGGAAGAAAGCAAACCCCTCTTTGGGGATCACGGTGGGCATCGACAAGGTTCGGGACGCCTGTGAATCTGCCAAACAAAACCCAGGCGAAGAGAATGCATTCCGGCAGCTCCGTCTGAACCAATGGGTCAAGCAAGCGGTTCGCTGGATGCCTATGCACCTATGGGACAAATGCGTGTTCGCCGTAGATGAGGAAGATCTGGAAGGCCGTGTTTGCTACGGTGGTCTTGACCTTTCTTCTACCACGGACATTACAGCCTTTGTGCTGGTCTTTCCTCCCACCGACGAGGATGACAAATACGTGGTGCAGCCATATTTCTGGATTCCGGAGGATAACCTGGAACTCCGGGTCCGCCGGGATCATGTTCCTTACGATGTATGGGAGCGACAGGGCTACCTTCAGACCACTGAGGGCAATGTCCTGCATTACGGTTACATCGAGAAGTTCATTGAGTCCCTGGGGGAACGGTATAACATCCGGGAAATTGCCTTTGACCGTTGGGGTGCTGTACAGATGGTGCAGAACCTGGAGGGTATGGGATTTACCGTCGTTCCCTTCGGACAGGGATTCAAGGATATGTCACCACCCACAAAGGAACTGATGAAGCTGGTGCTGGAGGAACGGATCGCCCATGGCGGACACCCGGTTCTGCGGTGGATGATGGATAACATATTCATCCGCACTGACCCTGCCGGCAACATCAAACCCGACAAAGAAAAATCCACAGAGAAGATTGACGGTGCCGTGGCCACGATTATGGCCCTGGACCGGGCGATCCGCTGTGGCAACGATACCGGTGCTTCGGTCTATGATGACCGGGGCATTTTCTTTATTTGAGGTAACACCTATGGAAAAACCAATTTTACACGTGGTCTCCCTTTCTGGCGGTAAAGATTCCACGGCAATGCTCCTGCGAATGCTGGAAGAAGGTATGCAGGTGGATCTGATTCTGTTCTGCGATACCGGAGTGGAATTTGAAGGTATGTACCACCACTTGGATAAGCTGGAAGCCTATATTGGCAGACCGATCACCAGGCTACAATCCGAGTACAGCTACGAATACCTCATGCTGGAACACACGCCAAAGCGAAAGAACCCGGGGCTCATGGACAAGAAGGGCTTCAGTTGGGCGGGTCCCCAGGCCAGGTGGTGTACCGCTATGCTGAAAACACGGATCATCAACAAATATCTGAAAGACCTCGCCAAGGAAAATACCCTGGTTGAGTATATCGGGATCGCCGCAGACGAGGCACACCGAGTCCGGGAACACCGCTATCCGTTGGTGGAATGGGGCATGACAGAAGCTGACTGCCTTGCCTACTGCTGGGAGCGTGGTTTTGACTGGGACGGGCTGTACGACATTTTCAACCGTGTATCCTGTTGGTGCTGCCCCCTGCAACCCTTTTCTGAGTTACGGAAGCTACGGAAACACTTCCCGGATTTGTGGAAGCAGCTTGGAGAATGGGATGAACAAACCTGGCGTACTTTTCTGAAATACTATTCTGTCAAACAATTGGAAACCCGCTTTGCTTTTGAGGAGGAACGGCTTGCTGCCGGACTTCCCATTAAGGGCAAGGCGTTTTTTACTGCCTTGAAAGAAAGGCTAAAGGAGACTGAGGCATGATGTTTATCTGATAAAACAAAAAATCCAGCTGTCTCTCAAGAAACAACTGGATTCATACATAAAAGAAAAATGAGGGCAACGTCAGCAACGCCCCCCTCACAAAAACCGTATGGTTTTTTGATTACCTTACTAGTATACGCTTGTTAAGCAAAATTGTCAATAATTTTTTGCAAAAATGCAACAGAGGTAGAGATTACCTGATTGCCAGAGAAGTAGTCTTCGTTGCGAACTAACCGGCCATGAGCGAACTCTTTCAGAGCATCAAGGCGACGTTTACGAAGCTGTTCAGAAACCCATGTCTCATATTCCATGAGCAGACATACCACTTCAAATAGAGGCCTGCAAGAAAGTTTGTTTTTACGTTCTTCCTTAGCAATGGTTGCGATGGAGGCAACTCGTTGTGATACCACAGCGGTAGGTTGGGTTGCGCCAGGTCGTAACGAAGTTAGAATGCAGTTATTATGCGCACAGGCATTTCTTAAATTGCGAACAGTATTCAGAAGCTTATGATTAACATTCATTCTTCCTGGGTAAAGACCAGTGTAAAATTTAAGGAATCTCATGAAATCCTTAAAGGCAAGCACTTCCACCAAAACCCAAATGGGGCAGTCTACATTTAGAATTTCAGTACGAACATTGCCTTTGGAATCGAAAACATAGCACAAATCAAAGTACTTTGTGATTAGATCTCCGGTAAACACTGAATCAACTTTTTTAGAGATGCTGTCAATTACATCAGGATTCTGGGCGAGGAAGCTGTCAACAACCGTGTAACCATCTTCAGCGGGATTTTTCTCAATATCAGAGATTACAGCTACTTTTAATGCGTGTTCAATATCAATGCACATTTGCAACAAATGCGAACGAAGATACATATCTAATCTGGATAATTCTACAAGGTACATAAAATCCAGTTGGATGTATTTTCCTTTGTTAGCGCCAGTTTGATGCTTATCGTAATTCTTCCGATAGCAGGCAGTGCGAAGGTAATTATTTCTATCACTTAAATATGCTTCTGCTTCAGTGGTGTCCATATGGGAAAAGGTAATTCCCTTTTCGTCCTTTAACATGGTCACTAAATCAGTAGGAGATCGCATAGGTTTATCGATTCTATTACTCATAAAGTATCCTTAACCTCATAGTTCGACATTTTTTACATTATATCATTTCAATATGGTCGAGTGCAAGAGGCGATACAGCAATTATGTAAGGAGAAATCAAAATTATGGGAAAACTTTTATCTCTTTTCAAGTCTAGAGACAAGCCTCAAAACAGAACAGCAGGAAGTGGTTACACCTTTTATCTTGGTTCGACCACATCCGGTAAAACAGTTACAGAACGATCTGCCATGCAGATGACGGCGGTTTATTCTTGTGTCCGCATTCTGGCAGAGGCAGTGGCGGGATTGCCGCTCCATCTGTATCGCTATGACGGAGACGGCGGTAAGGAGAAAGCCATCAACCATCCTCTGTATCGACTGCTCCATGATGAGCCGAACCCGGAAATGAGTTCCTTTGTGTTCCGGGAGACCCTCATGACCCACCTACTCCTTTGGGGTAATGCCTATGCCCAGGTGATCCGTAACGGCAAGAATGAGGTTATTGCCTTGTATCCGCTTATGCCCAACCGCATGAGTGTAGAGCGGGACGATCATGGCAGGCTCTATTACACATACTACCGCGGCCCGGATGAAGCGATAAAAAATAATGAATATGCCGTGACACTACAGCCGTCCGATGTGCTGCACATTCCCGGCCTGGGCTTCGACGGCCTCGTCGGCTATAGCCCCATCGCCATGGCGAAAAATGCCATCGGCATGGCCATTGCCTGTGAGGAGTACGGAGCCAAGTTCTTTGCCAACGGTGCAACACCCGGTGGTATCCTGGAGCATCCCGGAACTATCAAAGATCCGCAGAGGGTTCGGGAAAGCTGGCAGTCTGCATTCGGCGGCAGCGGCAATTCCAACAAGGTGGCTGTGCTGGAAGAGGGCATGAAGTACACGCCCATCTCCATCTCTCCGGAACAGGCACAGTTCCTTGAAACCCGAAAATTCCAAATCAATGAAATTGCTCGAATTTTCCGAGTGCCGCCCCATATGGTGGGTGACTTGGAAAAATCGAGCTTTTCTAATATTGAGCAACAAAGTTTGGAGTTCGTGAAGTACACCCTGGACCCTTGGGTGGTTCGCTGGGAGCAGAGCATTCAGAGAAGTCTGCTTTCTTTTGACGAAAAGAATCAGTATTTTGTGAAGTTCAATCTGGAAGGCTTGCTCCGTGGCGACTACCAAAGCCGCATGAATGGCTATGCCATCGGTCGTCAGAATGGCTGGATGTCCGCCAATGACATCCGGGAATTGGAGAATCTGGATCGCATTCCTGCGGAAGAAGGCGGCGACCTCTATCTCATCAATGGCAATATGCTCCCCATGAAAGATGCGGGTGCTTTTGCAAATACACCCAACGACAGCGGAAAGGAGGAAGATTCCAATGAAGAAGTTTTGGAAGTGGACGAATCTGGCAGCGACGGAGACGACCCCGGAGGAACGGATTTTGCATCTCAACGGCACCATCGCCGAAGAGAGCTGGTTTGAAGATGATGTCACACCCCAGCTTTTCAAGG